GGACGGCGACTACAGAGAAGGGGCCGCATAATGGCTGATGGAACCACAACGAATTACAGCTTCGTCAAGCCAGAGGTCGGCGCGTCCGAAGACACTTGGGGTACGAAGCTGAACGCCAACTGGGACGACCTGGATACGCTGCTGAGCGGGGTGACGGCGGCTGAGTTTGCTTACCTTGACGTAACCACGCTCGGCACGTCAGAAGCCAGCAAAGCTGTCACAGCAGACGCCAATGGCAACGTCAAGCTGAGCGAAGAGGTTCAGGCGACCGCGTATCTTGAAACTGTCGTTGCTCTGTCTGGCACCACGCCTACGGTTGACTGCGACGAGGCCAACACCTTCACGCTGACCACCAGTGGCAACACCACTTTCACCTTTGACTACAGCGGCGTGAACCTCACCACAGACGACGGCTACGGCTTCACCCTTCGTGTCACAGCCGGTGGCACCCACACCCTGTCTTGGCCTGCCTCTGTGGATTGGCCCGGTGGCTCTGCACCTGATGCCCCTGCAAGCGGTGAGACTGACGTGTTCGTGTTCTTCACGACAGATGGCGGAACTAACTGGTACGGCTTCCAGGCAGGGGATGCACTGGCATGAGTGGTATTAGCGCAAAGATGCTGCAAGCTGCTGCGGGGGCGCGTGACGAAGGTGCGACGGTTGCTTATGTGGCTGCATCCACTGCCGACCGCATCACCTCTATAGACATCTCCGACCCAAGCAATCTTACTCAGTTGGACAGCTTCAGTAATGCAAACCTTGATGTTGCCTACGGCGTCGCCCTAGACGTTACCAATCAGGTTGCTTATGTGATATCACTCAATACCGACAGCATCACCTCTATAGACATCTCCGACCCAAGCAATCTCAGTGAGTTGGACAGTTATAGCAGTGCAACCCTTGATTTTCCCTTTGACGTCGCCCTAGACGTCACCAATCAGGTTGCTTATGTGGCAGCATATGATGTCGACAGCATCACCTCTATAGACATCTCCGACCCAAGCAATCTCAGTGAGTTGGACAGTTATAGCAGTGCAAACCTTGCAAATACCCGTAGCGTCGTCCTAGACCTCATCAATCAGGTTGCTTATGCGCCCTCAAGCAGTGCAGACCGCATCACCTCTATAGACATCTCCGACCCAAGCAATCTCAGTGAGTTGGACAGTTATAGCAGTGCAAACCTTGATGGTGCCAACAGCATCGCCCTAGACCTCACCAATCAGGTTGCTTATGTGGGATCATTCAGTGCCGACAGCATTACCTCTATAGACATCTCCGACCCAAGCAATCTCACTGAGTTGGATAGCTTTACTAGTGCAGACCTTGATTTTGTCGAAGACATCGCCCTAGACCTCACCAATCAGGTTGCTTATGTGGCATCAAGAGGTACCGACAGCATCACCTCTATAGACATTTCTGACCCAAGCAATCTCACTCAGTTGGACAGTTATAGCAGTGGAAACCTTGATTTTGTCGAAAACATCGCCCTAGACCTCATCAATCAGGTTGCTTATGCGGTCTCAACCAGAGCCGACAGCATTACATCCATAGACATTTCTGACCCAAGCAATCTCACTGAGTTGGACAGCTTCAGTAATGCAAACCTTGATAGTTCCAGGGGTGTCGCTCTAAACATCCCCGGCCCAGCGTCCACCAACGCCTACGAATAAGGAGAACTTAAATGTTCGTCAAAGCCACAAACGGCCAGCTAGACCAATACCCATACACGGTCGGCAACCTGCGTCGTGACAACCCGAATACCAGCTTCCCTAAGCGTCCTTCCGACGAGATGCTTGCTTCATGGGGCGTGCACCCTGTCACCAAGACCGACAAGCCAGACGCAGACCACACCAAGAACGTCACAGAAGGCACTCCGGTGCTGAACGGCGATACTTGGACACAGGTTTGGGAAGTGTCAGACGCCACGGCAGAGGAGATCGCCCAGCGCACCGAGGACCAAGCACGGTATGTCCGCAGCAAACGCGACGAACTTATCGCAGACACCGACTGGATGGCTCTGAGCGACAACACCCTGACACCAGGGTGGGCCACCTACCGCCAAGCACTGCGCGACATCACCGATCACGCCAACTTCCCGTGGTTGAATGACGAAGACTGGCCAGTGAAGCCCGCTTAATTTGGAGCGCACAAGATGCCGCTAATCCCCTTGGACGTTCCGCCCGGCCAATATCGAAACGGCACTGAATACCAGTCCCAGGGGCGTTGGCGCGATGGCAACCTAGTCCGTTGGCATGAGGGCGCACTGCGCCCTGTCGGCGGTTGGCGGCAGCGTGGCAGCGTGGACATTGCGGGCGTTGTGCGGTCCATGCTTTCTTGGGAAGATAACAGCAGCAACCGTCGCGTCGCCTTTGGCACGCATGACAAGCTGTTTGCGATGACATCTGGAAACACTGTCAGCGACATCACTCCGGCTGGTTTTACATCGGGCCGTGTTGATGCTGCGGCGTTTACCGGATACGGCGGCGGCACCTACGGCAACGACCTTTACGGCCTGCCGCGCCAAGACACTGGAAGTCTTTTGCCCGCAACAACTTGGTCGCTGGAAAACTGGGGCGAATACCTGCTTGGCTGCACTGCTGACGACGGCACCATTTACGAATGGCAGCTAGACGCTGGAACGCCCGCCGCTGCTTTGCTAAACGCCCCAACAAACTGTTCATCAATGATGGTGACGGAAGAGCGGTTTGTCTTTGCGTTGGGAGCAGATGGCAACCCCAGAACTATCGCCTGGTGCGACCGCGAGAACAANACCGACTGGACGCCCGCCGCTACGAACGAGGCGGGCGACATTGAGATCCAAACAAACGGCGTCATCCTTGCTGGCCTGCGCACGCGCGGTCAGGCTTTGATCTTGACGGATCAGGACGCGCACACGGCTACCTACCAAGGCCCGCCGTTCGTCTACGGCTTTGAGCGTGTCGGCACGTCGTGCGGTTTGATCGGCGCAGAGGCGGCGGTTTCTATTGACCCAGGCGTTTTCTGGATGGGCCAACGGTCTTTCTTTGTTTACACGGGCGGCGCGGTGCAGGAACTGCCGTGCGAGGTGGCTGACTATGTGTTCAGCGATATTAACAACGACCAGCGCAGCAAAGTTCACGCGGTCGTCAACAGCCGGTTTGGCGAGGTCTGGTGGTTTTACCCAAGCGGCGGCAGCATCGAGTGCGACAGGTACGTTGCCTATGACTACGGCGAAAACGTCTGGATGACAGGCAACATTGACCGCACGGCTGGGGTCGATCGCGGCGTTTTCCGCCAGCCAATGTGGATTGCGTCGGACGGTGTGCTTTACGAGCAGGAGGTTGGCTACAACCACGGCACTGACCTGCCGTTTGCGGAAACTGGACCGATCTCCATCGGCGCGGGCGACCAGGTTATGAGCGTTCGGCAAATGATACCTGATGATCGAAACCTAGGCGATGTGACGGCCACTTTTGAAACGCGGTTTTTCCCAACGGCGGAAGCGCGCAGCTACGGCCCGTTTGATCTGACCAACCCGACCAGCGTGCGCTTTACTGGGCGACAGGTNCGCATGAAAGTTACGGCAAACGAGCCGACAGACTGGCGCGTGGGGATTGTGCGCTTGGATGCCGTTGCGGGTGGTCGTAGATGAGCCGAGTGCCGCCACCTGTCTCGCGGGATCTGCGCCAGTGGGCTGAATCCATTCGCCGCTATCTTGGTTTGGCGCTGGATCAAATGGGCTACCGCAACGCCACATCATCTGCGTCTGAAAACGGCGTCCTGCTTTGGGACAATGAGTTTGGCTACCCTGTCGTTTCAAAGGATGGCGAGTTTCGTCAGCTTGTGATTGCCAACGGATACGCGCAGCTAAGCCAGGACGACGACATCACGGCGGCGGCGGCGGACACGGCATATCCTATTACCTACGACACGCCTAGCTTTGCGGATGGCGTATCGCTTGACGGTACAAATCCAGAGCGGGTTGTGTTTGAGGAGGGCGGCATCTTTCTGCTGTCGTTCACGGCTCAGATATCATCCACGTCTGGCAGCACGGTTACGTTTCGGTTTTGGCCGCGCATCAATGGTGTTGATATTGACGGATCGACCATTGTGGCAAGACTGCACCAGAACGATGCCAGCACGGTAGTTAGCCGCGCGGCCTTGTTCCAAGTCAGCGCAGGTGATTACATTGAGGCGATGTGGGCAACTGACAGCACGAATGGCTACATCCACGCATTCCCCGGCACAGCCTATGCGCCGTCTGCGCCAGCCACAACGCTTAGCGTCACGCGGGTCAGGGCATGATTGATCTTGAGCAATATCGCCCGCAGATCGAAAGCGCGCTGGCTTACAGCGGCGGCACGCATCTGTTTGAAGACGTGGTGCAGGGCGTTGTGAATGGTTGGATGCAAGCCTGGGTGAATAACGACAGTATTGCCATCACTGAGGTAATTACTTTCCCGCGCAAAAAGACGCTGCACTGCTTTCTGGCTGGCGGCAAGAAAGCCGAAATTATTGAAATGATGAGCGACGCAGCGGCTTGGGGCCGGTCTTTGGGATGCACGGGCTTTACTATTGCCGGACGCAAAGGTTGGGTGCGAGTGTTGCGCAGTCACGGGTGGAAACCCCAATTCTATGTTATGGGCATGGATATCTAGGTAACCTTGTTGATTTGGCGCGGGTGTGTTAAATTGGCGACATATATAGCAGGAGTTTTGCCATGTCAGGTGGCGGCGGAAAAGGCGGGAGCCAAACCACGCAAGTTCAGATCCCGGAATGGCTGGAGGAGGGCGCTCGGCGCAACATCGCAAAAGCCGAGGATATTTCTCAGACCGGCTTTGTGCCGTATTCTGGCCCTGACGTTGCAGCGATTACGCCGTTGCAGCAATCGGCCATGCTGAATACGGGCGCAGCGGCCAGTGCGTATGGTCTTGGCGGCGCTGACCCGATGGCTGGAATGCCTCAAGCGCAAGACTTTGGCGGCGGCGTGCAGGGTTATTCATCTTTCCCAATTTACGAGCAGGCGCTTGCAGAGTTGCAAGCGCGTTCGCCTGCACAGTTTGAGCAGCTAAACGCGCCGTTCATTGACCCGGTGACGGGAGCAACGCCTGGAACGCCTTACATGACTGGCGCGCAGCAGGCGGCGGCAGAGGCAGAGGCAGAGGCGGCAGATGCAGCGGCGGCAAGCTTGGAAAATCAACTTCAAACGGGCTTTACTCGCGGGATTGTGAATCCTCAAGCCAGTGGGTACCGAGGAGGAAACCGCTAATGGCAGGCGCAGGAAACCCAGCACAAACCGGCAATAACGTCTTCCAGCAATCGTCTGGCGCGCTGACCAGCGGCATTAACGCCGCGCAAGGTACGGCGCAGTTTCAGGGTCAGCAGGTCGGGACGGATTTCGGCTACACGCCAGATGACGTGATGCAGCAAACGGCATCCAACATCGGCACGTTTATGAACCCGTACACGCAACAGGTCATTGACACGTCGATGGCGGACCTTGAGCGGCAGCGGCAGATGCAGATGAACCAAATCGGCGCTCAGGCGACACAAGCTGGAGCGTTTGGTGGATCTCGCGAGGGCGTTGCGCAGGCTTTGACCAACGAGGCGTTTGCACGCCAGGGCGGACAGCTTGCCTCTGGGCTGCGTCAGCAGGGCTTTGAAACGGCTCTGAGCGCAGCGGGACAAGGCGCACTGGCGAACCAGCAGGCGCGCGCGCGGGCCGAAGAGTTTGGGCAGGGCACAACTCTGGAAGCCGAACGCGCAAATCAACAAGCCGCACAGAACGCCGCAAACTTGCGGCTGCAGAGTGCTGCAACGCTTGGCAGCCTGTCACAGACCGGCTTCGGCCAAGGCATGGACATCGCGCGCCAACAGCAGCAGCAGGGCTTGGCGCAGCAAGCGATGAACCAGCAGCTTATTGACAGAGCGCGCGGCCAGTTTGCAGGCTTCACGGGCGCACCCACCACGTCTCTGGGCTTGCCCATGGCGGCGGTCGGTGCAGCGGATATGGGGCAGCAGACGCA